TTACCGTCATCACTATAGCCTTCATAAGCACCAAAATATCTATGAGGGACTTCAATACCATTCTTAATAAAAGCTGGATGGACGATAAAGTCATCTTGTGCTGCGAATGAGATCTGGTAACTATGGATATCACCCACCAACATTTTCTTATAGTAGAACTTAGGAATCTCAACCATCACTTGACCCGCACTACCATCGAGTGTAGCTGGTTCACCAGTTGACAGGTATGATGAATTAGTTGAAAGCAGGTATGCTCCAACTGTTCCATCATCATTTAACAAGCACCGCTTCATCGCATTTTGAATTGGAAGTCCTGAATGATCACCGGTTGATGTGTAAGTGTCTGTACTCTGATTCCAATCAACACCATACGTTTGGGATGGGGTGATACCGGCATTACTTATCTTGATCTTGCGTGATACGCCGCCATCACTGATCAGCAACTCTTCTGTGCCTGTTGATGATGCCTTCTCTGGAAGAGATGAAATTTTACGTGATCCCATGTTATAAACTCCTAAATTCGTGTTAATATGAGTCTATTTATCACCATATATACTTCACTTAGAACTCACCACGTTTTAGGCTCGTACCAGAATCCCAACTCCCTGTATGTCTTGCCTAAATGCTCATCTTTGAGATAAGTCACTCTTGATATGTTTATACGGCCCACCTTCACATCCGGATCACGACACCATCTTCTAACAGCACTGGCAGACACACCTACATCACCCATCATCTTGAAACTTGAGAACGATCCGAACGGTGTGTGATGCCATCCTTTGAAACTACCTCCAACAGCTCCACCAGACATCCACCGAGGATCATCTATCGAAATCGATCCCAAGCACTTACCTGTCTTGGGATCGAAGGCATTAGTCTTTCCCATATGAACAGACACAATTTCACCAGTCTCCCATCTAGGATCATCTCTTGTTACCTGTCCAAGAGACTCACCGGTGTTAGCATCCTTCACAGCAATCTTCCCAACATTAATACTCTGGATCTCACCTGTTGTCCAACGAGGATCCGCACTTGACACCATACCTAATGATTCACCAGACTTGACATCAATTGCGGCACTAAATTTTCAGATGTATTAGAGCCGCCTAACGATCTAGGAACAATATGGTGTGTTTCGGTATATGAGGCTGTAGATGGATTATTGATGCGCTGATATATTATATCACAGTACCATTTATGATACTTGTTGATGTAGGACGATCGTGTATAAATAGACATATGCTGTCACTCCTCTTAACTGTTAGTGATAGTGTAGGTGGGTAGTAAGAATACCGCGACCTACTTTACTCTATTTATCATCCTCAGAACCGTAACTCACACGCTATATTGTCTATATTCTGTCCGAGGCAAGGCACCCGCTCTTCAGAGGTCTCTTGATCGACCCAACACTCCTTCTTCTTATCACAATGAGAGCAACATATCACAGGATCATATTCACCATATGCACAGAAGGAAGGTCGTTCTATGCTATCACAAAAAAGTTTATTCATATCAGTGTTTTGGATCCCATCGACCAGGACCGGCGGGTCTTCTAAGAACTGTATATGACCCACTTGAGATATCCTTGATCATTATACCATCCTTATTATTGAGCTTCGCCCAATTCTTTATACCACCAGCGCGTTCATCATCACCCAAATAAGATTGCCAACGGCCCGTTTTGCGTTTACCGTGGACACACTTCTGATAAGTATCAGCGTCACAATCAAAATAGGACATACCGAACGCAGTGCCGTCTGGATCTGTGATCAACGGGGTTGGTACTACAGCAACATCACCCGTTGCTAATGCGTCCTCGTTGATCAAAATCTTCATTGCCACTGAGACATCTACATCGATCATCTCACTCTCGTCCAAGTACTGAGCAAACACCTCATCCAACTGTTCAGCGTCAGCTCCTCTTTTAACAAGATCCTCTCTCAACAATACATATGCCGCAGCGGCTTTACCCATCATAGACTTACCTCCCGGTATTTTGTGTAATAGTATCTTCAACTTCCTAACAATTCTGTGGAAGTATGTGTACGCATTTTTTTCATCGTTTCCGATCAAGTGTTTCTTGAGCTTGGCACCCTTATCATCTATAATACCTAACTCATACGCTGTCCACTCTTCCCACGGCAATGAGAGTAGCTTCAGAAACCTGTACGCATACACTGTATCCACAGAGCGAGAAAAGCGTGTTCCTGCCGAGTCTTGAAATGTAGGCATCTTATATCTCCTGTCTTATGATTTCCAGTAGAACACCGTCGTACTCACTTATTTCATTCACGTTCAGATTAAGAAACCTTAAATATGTGTTCAACTTCAAATGAACGTGTGAATCAATTAAATGGAACAACACAACGCTCAAGTGGCGGGCATCAAAGACGTTAGACAGTATTATGATGTTGTTGAGGATCAATCTATATCTATCCTCGTCCTCACTCAAATATCTCTCCAAATGGGCTATCTTATTGAAGTCACTATTGAACGATTTTGTGTCACCGCCCGGATCTTTATAGTGTCGTGCCGCATATAAGCGAGCCTCTTCACGAGTCATTTTGACAGAGCCTCTTCACCCGCTTGAATCGCCTTTATCTTGTTGCGAAATACACCAGACTCAATCACGTGGAGAACGTTAGACATCTTACCCTTCAACACATCACTACTCATCTTGTCGATGTCACGGGACACCATTCTTCTGAGCGTGGACAATTTTAGAGTGCCATATCCCTCGACATGGACATCAATATCGTCCTTCGCTTCTAGTATACCAGCAACAGTGTGTCTGAGGTTCATCGAACTTCCCAATATACCTCACCAGAGTTAGTGCCACTCGGTGAACCAGCTGGCTTCGCGCCACGATAAAATACGCCAGAGTTAGCATCACGCAACAGCGCATCGCCTTTAGAGGGCTGTGAGTCAGGAGACTCTACCAACATCTCTGGCGCGCTCTCTTCTACCACTACTTCCTCTACAACTTCGTTCTTCTTTCTAGTCATTGTTATACTCCTTCACCCATTTGAATCTCCATCATGAGATCTTCCAACTTATCCATCGCTTCTGATAATAACTTATTTATAGCAGCAACGTCATTAGCAGCGCCCTTACCTACAGCATCAATCGCCTGTTTATCAAACACACCGCCCTTTCTGGTAGTTCTAACTGCTCTGTCTACCATATCTACAATCTGAGCACCGTTTTTAGACGCGGATGCTTCATTTAGGTTGGCTTCCACAACATCATTAAATGTCTTCATTTCTGTTCCTTTATGTTTAATAGTCCTATTTATACAGCAGTATAGAACTCTCTAATCTCGACATACATCGAGTGGATCTCTTTTGGTGTGTTTGCCTTGAAGTATTTATCATCATCGATCTTCTCAATGACCTTGGACGCACTAATATCGTCGTCCGTCCTAGGAGTCTCGTCAACACTCACATCTGGCATTCTCGCCAACTGTGTGTTATACGAGTCAACACGATCAGTGCCAGCCATGATAACATTGATGTTGTTGTCGGACTTGTTCATTAGTGTAATGAGGTTGCCGCTTGTGGACTCAACAATCTCGATCTTGTTGCCGAATGCTGTTTCCAGCATCTTACGGCGAAGGGCTTTGGAGTCCTTAGTGTCTTTGCTGGTGATCAGCGCAACAGTCATAGAATCATATTTACGGATGCCCTCAGCGATGATATCATAATGGGCGGTGGTCATAACACGATACTTACCAAGCATCAAAGCACCGTTATTACCGTCCAGGCGGCGGGTGGCAATCATCTTAACCGACAACACAAGGTCGTCAATGATGATGCTGGTATCCTTCTTACTGTGTGAGAATGACGGTGAGTATTTCTTAAAGTGTTTGGCAGCCTCTCTCATATATGAACCGAGATCAACCCCGACAGGATTACTCATTAGATACTCTTCAGCAGCACCTCTAACACTTGCCCAATAGGAAGTCTCCGCCTCAACATCATCCTCCTTGAATCTCATCTTAATCTTAGCACGTGCCACGTTATCTAACTGGTACTCTTGCTGGAACTTGATGATCTTACCATTGTACTTGATGACAACACCCTCTTCCTTGCCGCCGAACACACTCTCAACAGCTAAAAAGATCTTGGAGACACCAGACACGATTGAAGCGTTATCTTCCCACTCAATAGAGTCTTTATACGCATTGAACTCACTCTGTAGCTCTTTGTGTAGAATACCCTTGTTAAATGTTGCCTCTGTACCCAAAACACCCTTGAACATTAGCAGAGGGGTGTTTAATGAAAGTGACTTAGCGTACTGATCACGTTTGTCAATGAAGAATCCCTTTGGCTTGGTTTTCAACATAGCATTCTTAATGGTATACTTGGTGGGAGAATGAGCAATGAGGACCATACCATGTGGCTTCTTATAGTTGGATGATACAGTGGGCTTACGCATCAAGAACTCAACAAACAGCTCTGTACCAACAGGCACACTATTCTTCCCTATCTTAGCAAAATGATCAAGAACCACCTTGAACTGGGAAGAGCCTATGCTTGTCTTCTTAATAGTCTCATCTGAAGCGTAATCGAACTCACCTGAGTAGATGATAGCATTTTTATACGCGATCACCCAATCATCAATGGTGCCATTGTTAGCCATCTTAACCACTGTGATTTTCAGTCCATCAAGTTTTGCTTCGACCTCAACTGGTGAGGTCAAAAACTCTTTGATGGCCTTGTCGTTTGTCAACACCTTGGCAGCAGCTTTAATGCTAATGTCCAGCATAGCCTTGGCTTCTGTTATATATTGCTTAAATGTCTTCATTTTATATATTCTTAATGATAAATAGAGATAACGGACACAAAGGGTACTGATATACCCTAAGGTCCTATCGCAACTTATAAGGAACATAAGCTATGACTACATCTATTTATCAAGGTGGCAACTTCTATGTCTACCTCATCACCGACCTAAATCCCTCAGTCCTGCAATCAGACTACTCACACTGAGAAACGATGTGGATGAGAATGGTCTTGATGGTATCCAAAGATTATGTCACACTAGATCCATGAACATGAGAAGTGATATAGATGAGAATGGTCTTGATGGTTATCAGAGGCAAGGTGTAACATTGTCAACCATTAAATCCGATCCTGTATGGAAAGAAACTGTTGGTAAATTAGCATTTGTGCAAGCAGTCAAAACACGAGGGCACGTTCAGCCCTTATAGGCCACACTCAATATGGAACATTTTCAACCGCTCCAGAGCTGGTAAATGCCATGAATAACACTGTAAGTGTCAACACCATCAATAAACACGCTAGAACAAAATTCAACACTGTTATAAACAGATCGTCTATATCACACTCAAAGTATCTCCAGAGTTTACCATATAATCCTATAGGCATGACATGGGCGGAAACTGGATTCTTTGTGATCGACTAACGATCTCGTTTTCTACCATAGTTAGCATAATACTCGTCTGTCATATCCTTGATCTGCTTCTCATATTTCTTCAGCCAGGGAAAAACATCAATTAGATGATTAACACCGCCGAACTTGATCTCCGCGTCGATGTTCTTATCATCACGTTCAAGAGGTTGTCCAGCAGGACCCCAACACACTTCAAGGTATCTCTCAAATGTAGTGGCAATGCCTTTCTTATCAAGATATTTCTTCATCAGTTCAACAACACCGACAAATGACCACATCTTTTGAAGATCCTTAGAATTACGCTCATTAAATAATATCTGGAACATAGACTCAATCGCAGTCTCATATGATGATCCCTTACTAGGCAACTCTCTATAGACATGCTTACCATCATGAACCCAATGATCATTTGTGCCAGGAACCATAACAGGCTCATATGCTGTGCGAAGACCACGGACCACACTGAACTTGTTGACATTGATTGTTGTCAGAGGCTCACCCTTCGTTTTCTTGAACTTCGGCTTCTCATAAGTACCAGACTTCAGAAGAATCAACACATCATCACGCTTAGAAGCGCCGCCAACAATCGAGCGCAACAAATATTTGTGGTTAACACCCTTGAACCCCTGTTGAGCATCAGCCAAAGAGGATGAATGACTGAAACGAGCAAACATGTCAGGCTCACCATTCTCAAACGCGGTGAACTCGAAATCCACCTGAGATTGTGTCTCATTCTCACCAAAAGTCACTTGGAACACTGAGTTGATCTGCTCACCAATAGAACTCACTGACAGTTTATTACACCCACGATACTCAACATCCTTCATGAAGTGCGGATTGCTCTCAAGATCATCTAAGAGGTGCCATAGATCTGCTTTATACTCATGTGGTACCATAATATCAATGTCGCCAGCAGTAGGCTTATATGGGATGACAGCATCATCGGCCAACTCAGGATTCATAATAAATGAAGTTGAACCATTAAACGCGACACCGTTCTTGAGAATTTTCTTGTTCTCCCACAACGGATAACCGTACTTCTTCTCAAATAGACGGTCAATCTCTTCAAACACCTCAATGAACTTCTTAATGAACTGGGCACGCCCGATATCCTTCAGAGGAATCTTCTGGGCAAGTGTATCCATACCAGTTTGCTTGTTCGTTGCTCTTGCATTGCCGCCCTCTTGGAGTTGCTTTCTATGTTGGTTAAATGTTTTCATATTATTTGATCTTAACGTAAAGTGAATTGGTGTCGGTAACTTTCATCGCAGAGAAGAATGAGTATCGCATAACTTCATCATATCGCTTCATAATGAAATCCAAGTGAGATGCTAGAATAACATATCGACGCTTTAATGTATCGTCAAAGTCATCAAAATTATTCGGCCAAAGAAGGGCATTGTCCTTCTTCATAATGTCCTTACTATACATCTTGAATGTACCCTTAGCATTCTGAAGATCGCTTTCACTAAATTTGAACTTGTTGCCATTCAGGATCTGGCCCTTTGTATATCTCTTCCATGCTTTAGCATCAATGGCACCCATAGCAAAGTTCTCTTGCTTGAATGTTCCTTCAAGATATAGTGTGGTGCTATTCTCTTTGGCACGTGAGTTGCCCTTCCAAGTGAAACCGCTCTTAGTCTCGATAAATAACGACTTGAGTGATCCTGAGATGATGATCTTGTTCAATGAGAAGTCATAGTCTAGCTTCTTATTCTTATATTTAGATGGGTTCACTAACTCCATAGATGACTTCTTGGACGCCTGCTTCAATGAAATGGGACAAAGACCACCAGTCAGATATTGCACACGAATCCAATGAACCAACTCTTCCATATGAGTCATCTTGCCAACATCTTGAGCAACTGTGTTGGCAATCCTCATATTGAACAACCATAAATCAGCAGGATTCCAGTTGTCAGCAGAAGACGGTCCGCCCAGTCTCTTGGCCGCAGCATAAATGTGTTTAGAGATGCTATCTCCCTGAAACTCGAAGATGTACTGATTGCCTCTCAATGGCTTAATCTTCTTATACGATTCAAGTTGAAGTTGAGCACTATCAAAAAACTTGTCAATATATAGTGTTGGATCAGCATCATATTTAGGCAACTCAGCCTCAATGGCACCCTCAGATATCAAGGAGTTCGTCTCTTGATAGTGTTTAAACACGATAAGTGAAACAGCCTCTTTAACTCGTGTGGCCTTGTGAGTGTCTGACTTACCTCCTCCCATCTTAGCAAATGATGCGTTAATGGCACTAGGCGAACCATTCAGTTTATAAGTCACGCCAGCAATAGACAAAATTACAGAAGATGGACCAGATCCCAATTCTACCATATTATCAGTTGGAGCGCCAATCTCAATATCACCGGCAGGAATAAGTGCTGCCAGTGTCTTATTAGGACTCTTCGCCAAGCGTAGTTTTGTGCCTGGAGCGTATTCACCCTGAGATCTATTTACCAGTGTCATCTCGTTCAAGTACTCATTAAAACTCTTCATTGTATACCTTTAATAGTTCACCCTGTGTGAAAGTTGGTGCCATTGCTGTTTCAAGCGCACACTCATATAACTGTTGCTGTATGCTGTCTAAATTACACTTCAGAGTGTATTTATCAATATTACTTTTCAAGAAAATGAACTGTGTTATAGGCTTGGCATTAACCGGATCAACGATCTCCCCTGTATTCTTCCATCCTGTACGTCTCACAGCCCAATCAGCGTCATCCTTATTGAAGCATTTGCCTTGCTTGACAATAGAGAAGTCCGCCACATCTTTAGGAAGCACCATCTTTTCTCTTGGGAACATCTTTCTCTCCCACACCTGAAATACACATCTGGCAGAAGTACCCGACTCAAACACACCCTCGTCCAACACTATATTGGTGCTCATATGAAACATAGAATTCAATTGATTGATGATATACGCTTTATTGAATGACCTAGGCACGATGAATGCTATCGTCTCAGCATAAACGGCGGCCTCGTTGAAAAAGTCAATAGCGCCCTGTGCTCTATATCCAAATGGTGGATTGCCGATGACAAGGATATTATCATTCACCGGCACATATGATCGACTCTTCAGATAGTCAACTTCAATCGTGTATGGTGTCTTTGGATCAATATCAAACGCAACTCGTTTGTTAGAGGGAATGAGATCAGAAAAAGCACCAGCGCCCGCAGACGGCTCAATAATAGTATCGTATTGAGAATCATCAATCAGATCATATAACTCTTTGGATAAGTCGCGTTCCGTGAAGTGTTGGTCTAATTTCATCATAACATTATATCACATTGATTGAAAAGTGTTAATTCTTTACCTTTATGTTGTAATCTGCTTTAACTGCTCTATATGTCTCACGGGCGCGTTCATTGCCCTTGATGACCTTCCACTCACTTATAATATATTTCCACAGAATCATCTTTACCCATACTAGAATCGGCCATCCAAGTAGCATAGAACTCAGATGGTTTATTTTCCTTCACCCATTTTCTCACGCCTGTTAGTGTATTAACACGTTTAGTGTTCACATATCCTTTTTTAGCGGAGTCCTTGAACTCACCAATCACCTTTCTATTGTCAACCTGGCCACCAAACCCCCTCTTAGGAAAATCGTTACCGCCAACATTGTTGTTGAGTTGAATAGCAAAATTCATCTTATCAACTGTACCAAAGAATGGTTTAGGACCTCTAGCTTCTGTTATAAACTCTACATATGTCTTCATTAGTTATTTACCTTTATGTTGTAATCTGCTTTAACTGCTCTATATGTCTCACGGGCGCGTTCATTGCCCTTGATGACCTTCCACTCCGGGATACTGCTCTGCTTACCGATCTTGGCACGTTTATTCATGCGTTTGATAGCGGTGTCAGCGTTCACATCAATCAACACAACAGCAACGGAGTATCCCATTGAATGTGCTTTATCCACCTTGTTCTGAATGGTTTTAACACTACCACCAACAGTCACTTGGCCGAATGATACACCCTGCTTGAGATACCCATCAATCTCCTTGTTGGCAACACCAATAGCTTTATTGAGGATCTTCGTGCGCTTCTCGAAGTCACCTCCGCTCAATTTAAACGTGATCTCATCCATGTCCACAAGTGGCATATTGGGGAAATGTGAGTTGAACACGGTATTTTTACCTGAAGCGGGACCACCACATACTATAATGAACACAGGGCCTATATCTGTGCTATCCAGATCAGCCAGTGTGATCTTAGACTCGTTTAAAAACTCTTCAAACGTCTTCATACATCAAACATCGCGTTCAACTTCTCTTGCGTCTTCTTAGGCACTTTATACGCCTTGAACCATACATTCATATCATCACCAAATAGAACCGACGCTGAATCGAAATGCTTTGTTATGAAGGCGAAATCCTTATCATTCAACTTGTCTGCGTACTTCATTAGATACTCTGGCATCAATAATTTAGTGCTCTCAGTGTCACCTATCTGGAATCCGAACTTCATAATGTGCTTATTTCTAATGAGTCTCTTAAAGTCTTTAATTGTGACCTGATCGCCGTTCGCAAGTGTTGGGGAAATAAGAATCATCTCATCACCAATAGTCTTGATGGTATCACGTATAGTGATTCTCTCAAGATTATTCATCATCTCCTTTGATGTGTAAATGACCATCTTAGGATTCACATTCATCACCTTCTCAACCACCGTGAACGCGCTCTTGTCAACGAAGATTGCTTGTGTTGGCTCTGATGGATGAATGATGCCCTTTCCGCTCTTATCCGCAAATCCACTGTATCCAAGCGCGCGGAACACACTGTTCCACTTGATGACATCCCTGTTGGCCATCTTTTTCTGAGTGTCCTCAAAAGTTCCAGGTCCTGCTAACATAGAGGAAAGCTCCCCAGTCACATACCAGAATGATCCAGCAGGACCCTTTACAGCAGCGTTTTTGATGGATGTTCGGACAATACCCTGAATACTATCATCGAACTCACGATTATAATTGTTGATGATCGCCTTTATCACACCAGATGAATTGAACCGTGAATATGGTGTACGCTCAAGAGGTTCCCAGTGGTCTAAACCACCAAAGTAACCATTCATCCCATCAACGAAATCTTCCCATTCTATAGACTCATCATTCAGTATTTTACGGATCTGCTGTGACCAATCGGATAGCATCTGAATATCACTATCATTTTGGCCAGTTTGATTGATTATGATTTTGGCGATTTTGAGAGAGTACTTGACAATAACTGTATCCACCACGCCGATGTCTTTACCATACAATTGATCCAACTTCGCCATATCACGGTCAAAGTCAGCACTTGTATACTCAGTGTACAGATCCTTGACGAACTTCTCTTTAGTCTGACGAATCACCCAGATATATGGCGCCTTACCAGCAAATGGCACTTCGACATGACGCTGTTTGTGATTGAACTCCTTAAAGATCTCTTTCAGCGGATAGGAATATATGGAAATTGGGGTGTTATATGGCGAGTGTGGATTGATGCCTATCTTATCAACACCAGTAAATGAGATGTATATGTCCTCATCGTCCTTATACTTCTCAAGAGCATCATAAGCAGATATCTTAGGATTCTGTTCGGGGTTACGTCTAGCTTCAAATAGGAATTCGTTAAATGTCTTCATGTTTGTATTTATGTTAATGTTAAATAGAAGTAGCCCATCACGGATTGCAGTCCCACGGGCAGTACCTAACCAGTTTAAGGAAATCAGCACATGACTATTTATCTATATGTAAAAACCCACAATATTACTGGGTTGAAATATCTCGGCAAAACAATACAAGATCCGTACACATATCCAGGATCAGGCATCCATTGGAAGAATCACATCACACATCACGGTAATGATGTGACCACCGATATACTCTATTATACACCATCACAAGAGGATTTTAAACAAGTTGCCTTATGGTTTAGCAAGAAATGGAACATCGTCAAGTCCGATGAATGGGCGAACTTGATAGAAGAGGACGGTAGGAGTAGCTGGAACAGTGGTGGAAAGATAGTAGTGCGTCAAAAAGACGGGTCGTGTATTCAAGTAAGTTGTGATGACCCTAGATTCATATCAGGTGAGCTGCTGGCAACTCAGAAAGGTCGAGTCACTGTTAGACACTCATCAGGTGATAGCAAGGCGTTCAATGTGAATGTTGATGATCCTAGATTGAAGAGTGGTGAGCTAGTTTCGGTTGCTTTGGGAATAAAACACACACACCCGAACAGGTGGAAGCGAACAGACAGCGGAATCTAGGCACAAAGGCAAGTGCTGAGACTAGAAAGAAGATGAGTATCGCTAAAAAGGGCAAGAAACACACATTTTCACACAGATTAAACAAGTCAAACGAGAATCATCCTATGTTCACTGGTTACTACTGCCACAAAGACTTTGGCGAGTTTCCAAATGTAACTACATTAGCTAAAGCTATGAATCTCGGTGTATCCAAACTAGCAAAGATGTTCGAGTTAGGCCTCGATAGTGTCATATCAAGTAGAAGGGCGAAAGCTAATCCATATCTGAGATCTCTTAATTTTGATCCCACAGGAATGACGTTAGAAGACGTTGGATTTTATTTCAAGCCTAAGTGACATCATTTGTCTTCCAGTTTACTCTCATTTATTAATGCGCGGATACGATTCTCACTGACTTCCTTACGCATCTCTTTAATCTCTAATATCAACCCCTCTTGGCGCTGGATCAACTGAAGGAGAACCTCATTGTCCACCTTATCCTTCATATCGTCGTTGGTCTCTTTCCAGAAGGCATACGATACACTTACGCTGGTAGTGAGGAGGATGAACGCACCAGACACGATCATCGGCCATGTGGGATACTTCACACTTTCGTCCCCAGCTTCTCCAGCGTCTTGGTGATCAGGTTGATAGCGTGTTTAATCGTCTGAGCGTCCTTAGTGTACGTCTCTTTGTTGCCCTGTTGGAGCTTCTTTATCAGAGAGCCACTTATAGAATATCGTGCCTGAAGATCCTCTAACGTTCTAAGGTCGTCTGCTATATTCCTACCCAATAATCTTGTTGTCATTTCATTCATCTATATATTTATCACCGCACACTTTCATTATTTCGTCAGGCGTCTTCCCCAGCATAATAAGGTTCTGTACATAAGCAGGACTGATACCGTCTTGTATGTTATATCCTTCTGTCATAACATTATCGGGATAGAACTTCTCTATCATATCACTAAACATCTCTGTTGTCAAGTGGCCCAGCTCTAATTTTAGATCGACTCTACCTGGACGCAAGAGAGCATCATCAAGTGTCTCATGGAAGTTGGTCGTCATCACAATAATTCTGCCGTGATTGACAATACCACCGTCAAGAGCTGTGAGAATCTTACCCATTCCGAAGGTCTTCTTATCTTTTTCACCTGAATCATCTTCGTCTCTTTTTGATAGTCCCATTGTGTCTATCTCATCAGCCATAATGATACAGTCAGATGGGGCGGATTCGGCGGCTTTTGTAAGGTCGGCAACATCATCCACCATCAAAATATCTCTGGACAAGTATCCTGCCAGCGCCTTTGTCAACACACCTTTACCCGTTCCAGGAGGGCCGTATAACAGTATACCCAACTGATATGGTATATTATGCTGTAAATACCACTGCTCATTCGCAATGAACTTATCCACCGTCTCCAACACATCACGTCTATTGTCTTCTGATAGAATGACTTGTGATAGATCAAAGCGGGGCTGCTCGGTGACTAGAATTCTATCATCCCAGTCCCATCTATAGTATCGAAGCTTACTCGCATCTCGATTATGCTGGATGTCATCTAACAGCTCATCAAACATCTTATGGGAGCGACCCAGCTTTCTAATGGTGATGAACTCCTTCACAATCTTAGACTGACCACCTTCTTCCTTTTCGATGTGTATGGAGACAGGTCGGCCTCTGACAATGAACAACTGGCGCCCGTATCCGATCTCCTTAGTCGTGTTCTTATTCTCACCGTGGCGACCATTAGACAAACGTAGAGTGCGTGAGTTGTCTGACAACCCCTGCCTCATTAGGTATCTCATCAGTAAGTGGAACGACTCTTGAGTGTTGTTCACCTCTAACTTAGTGGTTAAGTGCTTGATTAGAAAGTGATATACGGTGAACGGTATGTCCTTAGCAATATACATACCCACGCCAGACAGGCCGCCCCACACCACGCCTATCGCAAAATCATTTCCGTTGAGGACAGTTTCAAGATAAGTGTTAGCTGCTTGTATCAATGTCGATATGATATTTAGATCTATATTCATCAGATCATTATATCACAAAATCACGTTATTGTGAATGATAAATAGAAGTGTAGACCACGAGATTCCAGTCTCTGCCTACTCTAAACATTTTCACAACAGTTAAGGAACCATTATGTCCAGCAAACCTATTTATCAAGGTGGCAACTTCTATGTCTACCTCATCACAGATCTAAACCATCACTCTGAAGCACGCTACTATATAGGCTCTGCCACTCGTAAAGAGCTGGTTGAGAAGAACATCGACCCTGAGCTGGATACATATTACGGCTCATCAAGCGTTGTATCCTTATTTGAGCGTCAAAAGACACAATCACATGAGCTGGAACGAGTCATCATTGAGACATTTGATGATAAGAAGGAATGTTTATTAGTAGAAGAATGGTATCAGAGACAACACCAAGCTGTTGGGAATCCATTATTCTACAATAAGGTCTATGCTAACAATAAGTATACTCCCACAGCAGACTCGATAAGAAAGATGTTGGAGACGCGAAACACGCTAGAGTGGCAAGAAACTGTGGGTAGAGAGGCTAAACGTAAAGAAGCTGAAACTAAAAGTGATCCACTATGGAAGGAAACCGTTGGAAAGAAAGCAGTCGAAGATCGACTGAAGACTATTAGTGATCCTGAATGGAAGGAGACTACAGGTAGAAATATGGTGAAAACCCGACTTGAGACTATAAGTACCCCTGAATGGAAGGATACTGTTGGAAAGGAAGCTAAATGTAAAGAAGCTGAAACTAAAAGCGATCCTATCTGGCAAGAAACAATCGGTAAAGAAGCTATTAGAAGACATAAGGAGACTAAGAGCGACCCTGAATGGAAAGACAGTGTTGATAGAAACGCCAAAGTCATCAGGGGTCAGATATCATTCAATAGGCCATAAGGATCACGGAACTTTCAATTTCGGTCCAGAGTTGGCAAATGCTATGAATAACTCAATCTCTCCTACAACCATCAACAGATTGGCATTGTCGAACTTCAGCAAAGTCATCAATAAGCGGGCGATATCGAAGAGCGAGTACCTTCAGAACTTACCCTTTAATCCTGAAGGTATGACATGGGCGGAAACGGGATTTTATGTGGTTGAAGACTAACGAAACCTAGTTCACCTTAATTCCGCCAAACTTCTTTTCGCCCTTCGTCTTACCAAATTGAGGCTTCTTAGTAATGTCCGCCTTGACTGGAGCACTCAACTGAACATCCTCTGACACGTTTGATAATGTCATTCGAGGATAATCAACATTCACCATAAATGACCTCTTATAGTCACTGTACCTATTCTTAATTATAGATATTTTTAACTGACCCATCGCCTGAAGTTCCTCTGTTGCTACAAGCGCCAACATCATATCGGCAACTGCTGGCAAGCCGAAACTCTCCGCTGTTGCTGTCATGTCAGGATCACTATCATTGAAGGCACCACGATTCACCTGAGCTGCTGTCCATACAGGCACATCATGCTCAATGGCCAATGCTCTAATCTCCTCAGCAATGGACTTGATGTAGTGATACGAGTTCTCAGAAGACCCACTGAATCTTGATGAAGCACAAATACCTAGATAATCGATCATGATCACATCTGGCTTGAACTTCTTTTTGATCTGAAGCTCTTTCAACAGTGCCTTGAATGTAGCAGCACTGGCACCAGATGTAGGATACTCCTTAATGACCAGTTTACCCTTGATGGTATCAGTCACCCTCTTGAACTTGCCGAGGTACTCATCCTTCTCCATAGACTCCAGACTATTCACTGGTGTTCTCAGCATATTAGCATCAATACGCTCGGCGATCTTCTCTTCTGCCATCTCCATGGTGATATACAACACGTTCTTATGTTGCTTGAGGTAAGAGGCGCCTAAATGACAGAGTGCTAGTGACTTACCAGTGTTCACGCCTGCTAATATGACATTCAGTGTCTTCTTATGAACACCACCCTTCATGGCCTCATTTAGCTTAGTGAGATCGCACGGCATCACCTCTTCAGCGCGGTGGTAGTACTCATATCGTGACTCAACATCATCACTATAATCATGGCCGATGTGATTGTCAAGAGAGACCGCCAGCGCATCAGATAGTATTCCTGGTAGTGCGGTATTGGGCTTGTCCTCATCATCGATGACATTGATGCCCTCCATGATAGCGTTATACACTGCCTTATCACGGATGAACTTATCAGTAGCGTCAATCAACCACTCTTCATCATGGGACTCTTTGGTGAGCCCTTCAACAACCTCCATTGTGGATGCATATTGCTGCTCATTCAAGGTGTCCAGATCATCGATTGCTATACCCAGAGCATCTATACTTGGCGGCTTATTATACTTGATGGTGTGCTTCAACACCGCTTCCACCACTATACGCTCGGGGGTGTCGTGGAAATACTCAGGCTTCAAATGAGCAACAACTCGCTCCATATAGGAGGAGTTGTTCAGAAGCTCAGAGATTATAACATTCTCGATATTATTCATCAATATATTATATCATCCATCTTGTGTCATGTTAATGAGAAGTTCACTGAAATATGTCTGAATAACAGTCTCAACAACAGACTCATCAAAATCCTCAATAATATCACCTTGCTTGTTGGACACATTATAACTAATAGTTATATTACCATCATCTGAGGTCTTCATAGTGTCGGGAAACATATGGACCATGATTTCCCCTACTTCTATAGTCACGGGTGTTTCACTCATAAGAGATCCTCCACACACTTAGCCACTAGAAATGGATCGTCAACGCCGTCACTATACAACATATAAGCGGATGGGTCTTCTTTGTCCAACACGTCACCATAAAAGTATATGATGTTATCAATCGTATCACCGACGCTATCATCTTCAGCAATGAACAAGTTGATATGATCCACACCATACTGGTCTATGGTCAGATTGTGCTTCACTAAGCGAGCCATTAACCTATTGAGCATCATAGGAAGCATATCTGCCATAATGTCGCTGGTGATCGACTTGACTAGCTCATCATCACCCATCAAGTCGATGTTAATAGGGATGAAATCACTCATCACTTTCAATCACGATCTCAGCACCGTACTGATATCTATTTTTAACCCAGTCAGTGAATGTAGTGTCATCCATAATAGACTGCCAGAACTCTTCATTATCAGTGTCAGCCCGTCGAACTTTAGACTCCGAACCCTTCTTCATATACCATCCATTAGACGGCTTGGTGATATGACCTGACTCTAAACCAATATCCAACAACCCAGACCACTTATTAATACCCGAACTCATATCAACAACAAACGGAAATTTAGACTTCTCCTTAACAAATCTAGATTTATGAATGTTGATAGTGAATTTATATCCAGTTATATCCTTTCCAGTCTTCTCTTGTGCTTTACCAATCACAAAAATAGTATTAGCTGAATATGTTACAGCAGTACCGCCTGGAATGACATCCTTCGGAAATAACCCCATCTCTTTATAAACATGATTTACCATGAAACACGGTAAATCCTTAGCAGTTAGATGTGGTGTGATAATCCTCAAGAGTGATCTAATCGCCTTCGCCCTTGAGAGATCCGCTACCGCCTTCTCATCTTGAGCGTCTTCCACCTCTTTCTTGGAAGCTAGATTACCCAACGAATCTACCAACACAAACACATGATCACCACGTTTAATTTCTTCCAATCGTTTAACTATATCAAACTTTAACTGCTCAACATGCTCTAAAGGAATGTGAAGGATTCTAGAAGTATCCAATCCGAACGACTCTAGATATTGTGTCGTCACACCAAATTCACAATCATAAAATAAACAAATCGAGTCCTCATATTTATCCTGGTACGCCTTTAGAGCATACAAAGACAACATCGTTTTAAATGTTTTAGACTCACCGGATAAAACTGTCAATCCAGATGAAATCCCCCCCATTAAATCCCCACTAAACGCAGCGTTGATAATTGGAACACTCGTTGATATAATATCCTTCTTATTAAATAAAGTAGACTCATCCAGAGTTTGTACCAATTTAATACTACCTGCCTTTCTTAATCTATCCAATAATTCACTCATCATTATCTCCTATAATATACCATTCATCATTATTTTTAACCAATCTAGAAATTATCTTTCTAGTTACACCGAACTCCTCACATGCTTTTTTTTGATACTCTCACGCTCACCCTCTGGAGTCATTATTCTTTTATTTGCGTGCCTCTGTTTACATACCCTACCTCTATAAAAATTCACTGGAATATCATCATCCGATGTCAATCTAATATTATCTTTACCATCAGTGAACCACATCAACTCATAATTCTTCTTAATAAATTTCAGTCTATTAATGTCCCCTAGACTTCTCAAGACGTAAGAATAGTGCCTTCTGGATCACTCTCTCACTATCGTCTCTTGATACATTATCGGAGAAGATCTCATGAGTCACCATAGCATCCGCTAGATCTTCTAATAGGGCCGTACGCTTGCCACTCTTTGTCTTTGTCTGTCTCTCTGAACCAATCATTTCTTCTCCTTCCTTATAAACCTCTTGTGTATATACATAGCACTCACCACACCCATTGAGCCTCCTAGACCGATATATGGTATTGATGACCAACCGATCTGAACAACATATAGTAAAGTGGCAACGTCTGCTACCGCTAGACCCCACGTGGTCAACACTGACCAGTAATAGTATCCATGAACCACGTTCTGTTGCTGAAGGCCCCGAGCAAGTATCAAGATGAATGAAGTGAATATAAGTATCATTGATGTATTATAACACATCACACTCGATATGTATCACCCAAAGAACGATTCCAGCGAGACTCTTTTCTCATGAGACCAATCAATAGCATTCAGCATAAGTTTCAACGGCTTAACGAACGCCTTCTCAAATTGAAGATCCCTATCAATCCACTTGGGATCAAATGCTTCTGGGATGCCATCATGGAAGCCCATCACATGCGAATGATATGGGTTAGGCTCTTTCAAATATGTGAACACCAGCTTACCACCATCATCAATGGGTGTGATAGTGTCGTTTTCACCCAACATCTCATTGTGCGTGATGGCAGCCTTTGAGTTAATGGGAACACCCTTAGATACAGGCACACCATTCTCATAATACTTGGACACACTACTCACACCTCGTGGCATCCCAATATCCTCAATCGATAGTGTGTCAAACTCCCTCTTCACATCATCAATATAACTAATGAGGTCATCATTTGTCTTGTCCATCATATATCCCACACACTCTTTCAGCTTGTCACGAAGGATAGCAGGTGTGGAAGACTTCACGATGTCAAGTCCCATAATCTTCATCTTAGGCTCAGGATACCGCACGCCCTCAGAGTCATAGACACGTATAGCATATCTCTTCTTGGAGACGAATATGCCGGGTGTACCAATGATTTCTCTGTCTGCTGCTAGGGTTCTCTCGGTTACGTTGAGATAGTCCATTAGGACCCCGTACATTCGTTCCAGCTCAGGTTCCATCTTCTCAGCAGAGAACTTGGCAAGCATATCGACCACTTTATCAGTGTCGGCATTTGGCATGAACTTCTCAACAAGAGGAGACACGTCCATGTAAACGGAATTGTGAACTAATATGTCATTAGCAAAGAAGTTATGGTTATTCTTCACCTCAATATCATATACCCACTCCTCTTTAACACCCAACGACTCAATCTCATAATCACTTATTAGATTCAAAGTATCCATTTATTTTTCTCACAATATTATCCATTTATCATCACAATTTCATCACCCTTCCTCAAATCATGGACAGTGCCAGAAATTAACCTCTCTCCTCTACATATCATTATTGAATGATCGCCTGTAATCACCACTTCCTTACCACCCGATTTAATCTTGAACATCTCTTTCTTAACTTTATGTGCCATAACATAACTAACATCATTATACTCAATACAGAAGTTATCATTAACACTTGCGGCCTTCAGTCCATGCGGTAAGTGTTTGATGAGATTGTCCTTTCCTCGAATCTCAACTTCACCATCGCTATCATTAAATAAATCCTCAATTTTAATCCCACCGTAATTTGTAGTTATTACACTATCTCCAACAACACTGTCGGTGTCCCCATAAACACAGTACTTACCGTCAATGGGATGAATCCTCTGGAAGAACTCCTCAAGCCCCTTATCCATCCACTTAACTGTAAGTTGACCAGTGTGAGTGATAGCGTTTGCCTGCTCAACATCAAAGTATCGAAAATGTACATTGGCAACTGCGCCATATAAACTATTTAACCATTATGTTCGAGAAAACACGCTACCATCTTCTCCGTTCTCTTATGAACTGCTATATGTCACCATATAGATCAGACTATATCATCACCCTAATCAATAGGGGCTGGGCGCTTCCACTCACTTGAGTGTACTCCCTCGCGGGATAGTCGTTGCACCTTCCTCAATGAGGCTTGGCTCAGGATTGTCTACTTGAGAGTTCCCCTGAATTCACCCAGTTATTCGACAGGGGTCACCCCCTGAAGTCACATTATTTTATGATCTTACGAGTCATTTGGGCATTCCCAAACAACACTTCTCTGCTACTAGCGTCTTTATAAGCAGCAATCAACTCATCATCACTCATTTCTTCATACATATATTATCCTTATCATATATTTCATATCCATCAAAATCATTATAGTCAAATTCCGTCAGTTTGTAAACATCAACACCAAGATCCTCTAGTGAGTAGCCGACATGATCACAGAGAGAACCGCTTATATAGATATACCCCTCTTCATCATCTCCTCTTTGATGGCCTCTTTCTCGGCTTCAGCCTCAAGCATCTTACCTTTATACATCTTACGCTCTTTGAACAGTCCCTCCACAAGGAACGGGATCATACCCTGCTTCTCTCTAGAGTGCCTAACACCATTAGCCGCTAACGTATACTCAATGGCATCCGTATCAATCTTCTGAGTGAGAAGATCTTCAATGGTCACATCATCCCTCTTACCCAACTTGGTCTCAGGACTCAGATTGAGTGCTCGCATGATGGATGGATATAGTGATGTCAGATCAGCAGACAATAGCCACTTGATCATACCCACACGAGGATTGCCCACATATCCACCAACTACAGTGGTATCGCCAGATGAGTGGCCGTTCTTAGGCACAATCACACCGTGCTCCAAGCAATAGTTATAGATCCAAGCATCTGCTGGCACAATGGTACCAAACACTTTATCAAATGGGATCTTGGTCATATAACTGAATGCGATGCCAATGTCCATAAGACCCATCTTATCGTCAAGGCTCTTGACCAACTGTGTATCTTTCAGGGAGTAGTCGAGAAACTTGTGGTAGTCGTCCTCGTACAAGGACATGAGGTCACCATGCTCTTCATATGAAATCTTCTTCTCACCCAGCTCAACATGAGCGATATGATCCAACTTATATGACTCTTGGGCCTTGAATGTGAACTTTTTATATAGCTCTATGTAGTCAAAGGATGCTATACCCACAAAGTCAATGGATGTCGCCTCTTTACCAAAGCCGTTAGTGAATGTGCGAGTGTTGACAATTCCCCATGGAGACAGGGATTTAGCATACGGGCCGCCAAGTACCTGTGTGATTCTGTTGTAGATGTATAGGTTATCGAACACATCAATGTTCCAGCCAGTGATAATGTCGGGATCAATCTCTTTCCACAGTGCCACAAACGACTCTAACAGGGATGCTTCATCATCAAATGCGAGGTATTCACACTCATCACTCTGCCAAGTGTCATCTCCTAGGCCGAGAACCCAATACTTATCATGCGTTGATGAATGGATAGACACCGCCGTGATTTCGTGGGCAGCATCTTCAGGATATGGAAATCCACCGCTCCTCACATAACAAGACTCACTGAAGTTTACCCACCTTCCCAATTTTTCATCGTAAACTTCATAATCATCCCTATTGTTTAATCCTTTAAACTCTCTAATCGTATAATCTCTTTCCATTTATCTCTCAATCTTATTGTTCTATCAATGACATGTTGGTGAGTATATCGGGTCAATAACTCGTTGAACTCCTCATCCGACCACGATGCGTATTTTCTCCCCATATTCTCCTGTTGGTTATTACTCTTTCCACGTTTGCCTTTGGAAATGGCATCGCCTCGCTTCTTATGATCACAATTCCGTAAACTGTTATCAAGTCTACCACACATCTCCTCTTCTGTTAATGACGCGCAATACTCTTTGAGTCTAACACTCTGCTTCTCTCGTTCTTGGTCGTCTACATATCGAGCTGTTGATGTATCAGACGCTCGTTGTCGCATTGTACCGTCATCATTAGCCCACGATTCACGTATCCCGTCTATAGCAGATGCTTGTATCATAGCAGCTTCCTCTGGATGATCCTTATTCCACTGCTTTTTGCGTTCACTCGCACTCTTTCTATGTTCCTCACCCTTAGGCCCATTCCAATACTCATCAGTTCTAATCTTGTCCATCATCCTCTGCACTTCAGCTTCCTCACTTCTCCAATACGCCTTACTGATCTCACTCGCACTCTTTCTATGTTCCTCACCCTTAGGCCCATTCCAATACTCATCGGAGCTTTTTCTCATCTTCAATTCACTTCAGGCTGTTTTGTTGGATGATGTCTACTGAAATATTCACGGGCTAACTTATATCCACGTGCTCTACTTCTACATTGATTATCAGATGACATGCACATATTATTAAAAGCAGATGCCAATTTATGAATGTGAGGGGTGTTGGAATAAATCTTACATAACAACCAATGTATTATAAAATGCTCTCTTGCTGATAACTCAACAGTGTACTTAAATGATACTGGACCACCGACACATTTTGGTACAACATGATGCCTTTCAGTATACTCATCATTATGTTTATTTGGATTGTTTAGAATAGCAACATACATATCTATATAAAATGACATATTAACTCCTATGAATTGATATATCTATTTATACCCAGTCTCTATATCGTAAATCACTTCTTTCGAACTTTGATGATATGATCACTTGGATAAGCACCGAATTTGGTCTCGATGTCATATGTGAGGATGCTGATGTTGTCAGGACGTGATAACTCTTGTCCCTTATATTCATCACCTAAAAACGCAATGAGATGATTATCCATACCGCAAATATGAATGTCATCTACATCTTTATATTGATCGATGAACTGGCCAGCATCGTACATTGTCTCAAACTTATGAGGTTGCATGTTGTGACCATACAGGTCCTTATGCTTGTGTTGCTTCTTAGAGCGAGTGAAGAGGGTCGGCTTATATGTGACCTTCTCGTTATGTTTTACACCATTTTCATCAATGAATCGGTGAAGAATCTTGTTGCCCTTGCGAGCAATAGATGTGTATGTGTTCATTCAAATACCTCATTATATAGTACATCACATTATAACACACCTAACAGCGTGTGTCAATCACTATCTAAGATAGCTTGCATCTTCTTCAATTGTGCCTCAATCATAGGCACTCGCTTCTCACCTGGCCACAAAATAGTGTCGCGCTCAGGGTGTTTCTGGAGGTTCTTCAATAACGGCGCAATCAACTGCACCATTGCTACCACCTTCACATTAGCGTTCTGGGTGATAAGTGCCTTCGTCTCACTCATATCAAGCTGGCCAGCAATGTCTGCCATCTTACTCTGGAGATCTTCTAATTTATGATCAAGATTACCAGTGGCCTCATTGACCACATCTCTCACTTTATCAGATTCCGCCTGCTTATCTGCCTTTGAGTCCGTAAAATCTATACCATAATCAAAGTCAAAGTTATCCGCTTCGAAATCATCAATATTAATGTCACTCATAATCTACTCCTCAAAAATTATACTTAGGCACAAGCTTCCAGTTATGTTTATCCTTATGGGAGATGATCCTGAAGTCGTTGTGCTCTGACACTGGCTGATCGTCAAAGTTGTCTGAGATGATAGTCAACAGATCCCAGTCCTCTAAGAGAAGAGCAATGCGATTTCTACGTTCCATATCTTCAACAGTGAAGTTGGAAGTGCGTCCATCCAACGCGAACAACTCTTTAAATGATACTAGAAAGTACCGACCTCGCTTATGGAGAATATGACAGCTCTGATAGAGCGTGTTATCTCTAGTACTGATACCTACACGAGTCAACGTCTCTTTGATCTTTAGAAAACTCTCATCATCGGCCAGTTCGACCTCAATCATCAATGACGGATTCCACTTAATAA